GGTGAAGCGGGAAAAGTCAATGTCCGACCAGTCGAAAATGTCCAGCTCTCCACTGGCCACATCCCAGCCCACCGCATCCTTGTCCGTGCGGAACAGAATTTTAGCGCTGGACCGGGTGTAGGGTTTAATGGTCACGGCGTTGCCTTTTTTCAGCAGGGTCTTGAGCACCATTGGATCCCCGTCATCATCCATACGGGTGGACCATACCGCCTCAATGGCCGCGCCGTCATCGTTGTACCGGCCCATACCGTACACATCCGTGTTGAATCGGCAGATCCGCCCGTCCTCCGTGCCGAAGAACAAGTTTTCCCGGCCCACGCTCAGCGCACGCATCACGCACCGGGCCGGCACATTCTCCCAATAGAAGCACTCATACAGGAATGCCGTGTCATTTCTGGACGGATAACTGCGTTGCTGCCGCCCGTCCAGTCCGTACACCTTCCCGCCCACGAACACCAGAAAAGATCCGTCATAGCTGCAGCTCACCGCCTGACTCAGATCCTCCGTGGTCAGCTTGGGATCCACGTACCAGCTTCGGTTTTGCACGATACGTTCCGCCGTCAGGCTGTTGGTGGTCAGGGCGTACACTCCGCCCCCGGTCAGGATCAGCTGATCGTCCCCGATATTGCCAAAGCCGAAGCGGCTCACCGCTCCGGCACCGGACAGACAGGGCTTGACCCAAAACTTCGCCTCTCCGTTTTCATCCAGATCACCGCCCCGAAGGAACACAGTAGAGTCCTGTCCGTTGTCTTCCTTGATGATGGCCAGATACTCTCCCATGCGGCGGTAACCTACAATGGCCGTCTCATCCGTGCCCACCACAGCATAGCCTGTGTCCGGCCAGTAGGCTCCATCGTTGAATCCGCAGATAAAGTCCTGATTGGGAAAATCCGGGTTCCCTGCCGCGATGATCCGGTCGGAGGCACCGCCCACGCCCCATACCACCGCCGTCTTGCACTTTCCGATCCGGTCCGCGTAGCCCGTGGTGGTCTTGGTAAAGGTGATGAACACATTGTCCTCGCCCTCCACCTCCGATTTTGCCGGCGCCGTGGTGAATGTCACCTTTCCTTCCCCCGGCTTCCCGGTAAAACCGGAGGTCAGCGCCTTCCCGTTCACTTCTACCTTGTCCACACTGTCCACACTGTCATAGGGCAGCTTGTACTCCGTGGCCGTCCCGTCGGCCAGAAATCCCACCTTCTGCTTTCCTGACAGCAGATTCACCGACTCATAGGTGGTGCCGCCCCCTGCAGGGGCGCAGGCGATCACCGTCATGGGCACATAGGCGTGCTTGGCGGCGCTGTCCGCCGCCTCGCCGTCATAGCGCAGCAGGCCCGCTCCGGTGAACAACCACAGATAGCCGCCCATGTAAACGGCGGTACTGCGCTCATCCGGCAGGCCGGCAGCCAATTCCTTCGGCTGCGTGCCGTCCTCATACCAGCGCAGCAGCTTCGTGCCTGCATGGACCAGCAGGTGCTTCACGTCGTCAAATTCCGCCTGAAACAGGCCGTTGATCCGCCCCTCCAGCTCCACCAGCGTCCGCCAACCGGGTCGCTTTTCCGGCATGCCACCCTTGTCAGCCACCATGTTCGGTGCCCATGGACTGCGGGCATCGTCCACCAGCGCCGGGTCGGTGGAGAAATCCACACCCCGGAAGCGGTCATACCGCTTGGTGCGGATGCTCGTTCCGCTCACTTTCGGCATCGCTTACCTCCCGGCGCGAAACAGCGCCTGCCGCACCCGTCCCCCGCCCTTCTCCGGCAGTGAGACGTCCAGCGCGGCCCGCATGGTCAGATACATATTCCAAAAGGCGGAATAATCCACCACCAGATCCGGCAGCAGGTGCTGGGCCGCCACAAAATACGGCATACAATTGGCCGCGTCCTCGTCCACCTCGAACTCGTACTCGTCCGGCGTGTCCGGTCCAATGGTCTGAGGCTTGGCAAAATACTCCACCAACAGCACCGCATCGTCCCCGGGTCGGGTCATCAGCTTCCCGGCCACCACCGGAAATCCGCTTTCCAGCCGTCCGGCGCGCCACACGCAAACCAGTTTTTGAAAGTCACCGGGCAGCGGGCACCCCCGTCCGCTCCCATCCGGCTCCAGCTCCACGGTGCGGATGATCCTCTTGTGTCCGGCTATCTCTTTCTGGGCCATACCGAAGAAATCGGCCATTTTCTTGTCAATGTCCGCGTCCTTGGTCACGGTACCGCCGGCAGAGTATTCGTCCAGGAGCATGAGCACCTTGCGTTTTCCCTCACCCAGCGTCATACCTTAGCCCTCCGAGCCGAACAGCAGCCGCACATCCGTATTCGCCTCCGTGGAGAGGATGGACAGCTTGCGGGCCGTCAGGGGCACGCGCAGGGTCTGACCGGGCAGCAGGGCGAAGCTGTTGTCCGCCGTGGCCACCTTGCCGTCCTCCGCCGCTTCCTTGAAGTAGACGGTTGCGCTGGCACTGGTGTTCACCATTAGGAAGGGGCGGCAGTGTGCCTCCACCTCCACGGCCTTGGTGCCGGCGGTGACCTTCTTGGTGCTTTCAATAATCAACATCGTAATTCCTCCTCATAATTGACAACAGCCAGACAGCGGCTTCCCGGCCGCCGCCTGGCTGTTTGTTTTCTATAGCCTTCCCCCTCGGGGGAAGGTGGCACGGCATAGCCGTGACGGATGAGGGGGCGTCTATGCGCTTGCCCTCAAATGACCCTTAGCCGGGGTCGCTGAAGCAGATCATGCGGCCGTCACCCCAGCCGATACCAAAGTCGGCATAAGCCGTGTAGGTGTCGATCAGCGGATTGTCCAGATTGCTCTGCAGCACCTTGGGCTTGGTGATGTAGACCAGCTTGAACATGTCCTTCATCAGGGTGCGGTCACACACCGCCCACTGGCCCTTCTTAAAGCCGGCGTCACCGCCGCCGATGACGATGTACTTCATGCCGTGGACGGGGTTGGCACCGTGAGCCGCGGTTTCGGGATCCAGCCGCGCGTCATCACCGCACAACTTCTTGGCCATGGCCTCCTCCTCGGGAGATACCAGCAGCGTGTCCAGATTGCACAGGAAGGGCAGGCCGTCCGGGGTCACGAAGCGGTTGGCTCGGCTCTGCAGACCGGTGATGGCAGCCACAGACAGGGCGTCGTGTGCGATGTTGCTGTAATAACCTGCGTCGGGGTCCGGAATGTAAATGCGTCCCTCGCTGCCCTTGGAGGCGATGGGGTGCTTTTCATTGGCCCAGCTCACGCCATCGCCGCCAACCTTCTTGGCATTGAAGGCGTTGCCAAACGCACGAAGAACGTGCATGTACACCGTCATCGAGGCGCTGTCACCCAGCTGCACGCCCACCCGGCGGCACTCGCCGGACTTGTCCACCTTGGCGCGCTTATAGCTCACATCCTCGCTGGAGCTGTACTCCACAGGGACAATGATGGTCTTGAAGCCACGCTTCTGAGCCGTCTTGTTGAGGTTCTGGCCGTCATAGACCTTCATCTCACCATAGCCGCCGGAGCCGGTCAGCTCGAAATCGATGCTGTTGGTGGTTGTCTCCCCCATGATAGGGGCCAGCGTGTTGATACGCTGGGCATAGCGCATATCGAAGGTCTTGCCCACGAATGCGTAGTTATCAGTTTTCCACGCGGTCGCGTTATTCATTTTCGCTCATCCTCTCTTTCTCACATCAGCCGGTCACGCCAAACACATGCTTGGCGGGAACAATGGTGATCTCATTGGTCTCCTCGATGCGGCCCGCCACACGCAGGGGCAGACTGGCCGTGGCAGTCACCACCAGCTGCTGACCGTTGGCATCCAGATTGCCGCCGGCAAAGCCCACAGGCGGGAACAGCACGTACTCGTCGCCGGCAGCAGGCGTACCGCCCTCGGTCAGAGTAAAGGTGCCGGTACCGTCCGTGGTGGCAAAGGCGGTGATGCGGCGCACGGTGCCGATGGCGTCAGTGTTGGTACTGCCCTCAGCCTTGGCCACCAGCTTCAGCCAGCCGCCCACATAGGCACTGGCCGCGCCGGCCAGAGTGGCCTTCACTGTGGTGGCGCTGCCGCCATCCAGAGCGGTCAGCTTGGGGGCAGGACAGCGAAACACCTGACCGGGGCCGTCCCACACGCTGATCTTCGGACCATCGGACCGGGGATCCAGCGCGTCAGGGGTGCCGCTGTGATATTCTGCCGCAACGCCCAGAATCGCGCCGGTGCCACCCACAGCGTGGGGCACCACCAGTCCGTTCTTCAAGTCCACCACCTGACCCTCGTGGATCTTGGTGGCGGGACCGATGTCATACTCGCGGTGAGAGTGGATCACACCGCCGTCGATGTTCTGATGCACTTTCATGCTCTATCATCCTTTCTGTTTTCAGTTTCTTCTTGCAAGGAACTCTTTTGCCGTCATGGCCATGTCGGGATTGGCCGCGTTCCAGGCGTCCAGCGCTTTCTGCTGGCCCGGGGTCATGGTCGTGCCGCCGGTACTGCCGCCGCCGGTGGAGCGTGCGCTGCGCCCCTCCTGCTTGGCCACCGCCGCCTGACCTGCCTGCCCGGTGACCTCCATAAAGTCATCGTACAGGTCGCCCAGAGGCTCCTTGCCGAACCGGGAACCACAGAACCGGCGAAAGCTCTTGTTGTTTTCCAGCTTCTCCAGATCCACGTCCGGGTGGCGGGCCACAAAGTCCATAACGTCCCGTTCAATGAACGCCCGACGTTCCTCGCCGGCCTTGCTCTCTGCCTGCTCCTTCTCGGCCTTCTGCCTCATGCCGCGTACAAAGTCCCTGTCCGCCAGATCGGCGGCCACGTCCTCCTCGCTGCGGCCTGTCTCCTTGGCCATGCGCTTGATGTTCGCCTGACGCACCCGCTCCCCATAGTCCTCCACCTCCTGCAGGCTGGTAAAGGGCTTGTGGGTGTACGGATTGATCAGGCCACTCTTGGCAAGTCTCTCGCCCACGCGCTTGTCCGCCGCCGCCTCAGCTTCCCGCTGGGCGCGGATGCGGGCCGCGCGGGCGGCCGCATTGTCCTGGCGTGTCTGACTGCCTGCTCCGTCCTGACCGGCGCCGTCAGGATCGCAGTTTTCACCGCCGCCTTCGCCAGCGTCAGAGCCGTTGTCATCCACGTCTTCCTCCTGAGGATCTACGAAATCCTCCCGGCCATCGAGGGCGGCATAGCTGCCGCCGGTCTGGCTTTGCTGAGCATCCACGACATGCTCCTGTGCGCCGCTGTGATCCTCTACCTGAGTCTCTGTCGCATTAAATTCGTCCATGGTCTCTTGTTCCTTTCCGCCCGCTCCCGGGCACTTATTCTGCTTATTACAAGCCAAGCGTAGGGCACGACGACTCGGCACGCCGCTCCCACACTCAGCGAGCAATCGTTCACATCACCGGCAGCCCCATTGACTGTCCGCCAACTCCTAAAGGCTCCCCTGTGTAAGGGGAGCTGTCAGCGAAGCTGACTGAGGGGTTGCCGCCGACGGCGGGGCCGTCAGTCCCAGGCTGACTGATAGGTTGTTCGCCCGCCGCGATCTCCGCGTCCAGCTTGGCCAGAACAGCATCGCCTACCGCTTCCAACAGGGCGGGGTCCTCCTCCAGCGCCTGAATAATCTCCGGCGGCACCACAGGCTCAAACTTGCGCTTCCATCCATCGATGATCTCCTGCTTCTGGGGGATGTCCAGATATTCCAGTTCCTCCGCCAGCAGCTTCCAGTTATCCGGTGTCACCTGCGTAGCCGCCAGCTTGTCCAGCACCTGCAGCGTATCCGCCGGGCTGCGGCTCAATCCGTCGCCCGCCGTCACCGTCACGTCCACCCGCGGGAAGTAGGTACTTTCTTCCATCAGTACCTCGCCGCTCACCGGGTCGACTACCCCCGGCGTGCGCATGGCGTAATTCTCCCGGTTGAAGCGCAGCATCTGCGGCTCCTCACCCTTTTTCTTGGCCCCGATGTACAGCATCCGGTCCTCGTCAAAGAACTCCAGTGCCAGATAGTCCAGCAGCTCATACAGCCGCTCAAAGCCCGCGTTCCGGTCCGCCTTCTTCAGCTTCTGCTGGCTCTCCGCGTCCGTGCGCAGCTGCAGCAGACCGCTGGCCGTGGTGATCCTGGCGGACTCCTTACCTGTGTTGGTGTCGTAGTTGCGGTTGGTGCGCTGGATCTGATCCTGCATCCAACTCACCGAATCCAGCATCCGGCTCCCGCTGGACAGGCCGCCCAACCGAGCCACGCCGCCCATGCGCCCCTGCTCCACTTCCCACACCGAGCCGGGCACGTTGGTGATCTCGCACCCCGGGACCAGCGCTCCTTTTTCCTTCACGATAATATCCGCCGCGGTCATGGCGTCGTTCAGCTGGGCAAAGGCCAGCTGCCGGTCCGCCGCGTCCACCATGGAGGTAATGGGTTCCAGCTCGCTCTTGTTCCAGAACTGGGTCTCGTCCCGGATACACCAGTAATGCACAAAGGGGAACTTGTCGTACTTGGTGGTCTCCCAGTAATCCGGGATGTACTTCAGTTCCACCCCTCCGGCCTGAATGGTGCAGCCGATGGCGCCCGCCCGCACCCCTTCCGTGTCCGCGGGCTGCCTGAACCAAAACTCCATGATCTGCACCAGATCGTCCCGTGCCGCGCTGCCCTTGGTGTAGGGTTCCAGGATACCGTCCTCAAATCGGTACTGGGTCCCCATTACACCTTCCAGCGTCTTACCCTGCTTCTCCAGCACCGCGTGGTACTGCCGCCAGAAGCGCAG